GGGCCTTGGGAATTTCCAAATGTTCTTCGGAAGATCTGTTTGACTTGAATAACTTCCTGTGGCAAATCGTAGATGGCCACACCGTCTACCAGTTCCAGGTAACTGTAGCTTTCTTCGTAGGCATTCTGTGCTCGCTGACGATAAACTCCAAGGGTGCGTTGGTATGCGGATTCGTAGTGTTCTGCATCCAGCTCAAGGTCAATAATTTGTGAGCCCAGTTGCAGGCGCACATATTCAATGAGATTTTGTTTTAGTGTGTTAAGACTGGTTTCGACTTCAATGGCCATGTAAGAACTCCGTTGCTTATATTTATGGCACTGAATGAATCCAGTCTTACCAGGCTTTTAGAATGATCAAATTCTCTGTGCCACGCCCGTTGAACACTGTTTCTGCTGTGGTAAGATCTTTGTATATCTTCCTGGCTGCCGGCTTGCCTGCGGCACTCATTGCTTTTAGAATGTCAGCTGGCTTGCGAACAGTGCGTTGTTGGCTTTCCACTGTGGAAAACCCAATGATACTGTTGCTCTTCACAGTGAATGTGCCCACATGACTGTCTGCTACCACATGGATAAGTTTGCGCTTTTTGGTGTCGTACAACCAGGCTTCAGTTTTTTCAACAAGATTTGCAGCCGGCAGGCCTTTGAGCTTGAGTTCCGCAAACTCAAGCTGATGTTTGAATTTTGCAGCTCGTTTTTCTGGTGCAATTGCTTTGACTGCACGGGGCTTGCGTTCAACTTTCTTGATTTGCACATAAGCACCGCAGTCGTTGATCACTGCTTCACAAAACTTGATTACATTGCGCATTTGGATTTTGCTGAGATGACTGTAGGCTTCTGTTAGGTCTGCATCTTTGCCGGCTACCACTGCTTCAAATTCCGGTAGCTTTCGTTGCCAAACTTCGGCAATATCTTTGACCATTTGTGGTGCCACATTCATGCCGCGGATTTGTGCAATGGGTTTCCAGTCTGCACTCATCTTGGCGCCGGCGGCAATAAAATCGTCCAGCATGCCTTCCAACTCGCCGGCGCATTCAGTCACCTTGTCACGCAGACGGTCTTGAATGGTCAGCTTGACTGCACTGGCAGCACCAGGATCCACTTCTGCCACTTCTTGCGGTCTCGAGCCCATGGTTTGCTCCAACAGCGATTGTAGTTTGGCTGACTCTGAATCGGTCAATTCCAGTCCCACCGCACTCATACGGCACAGCCATGCCGCTGTCAAAACAATAGTGCTGTCGCTGACGCCACGCAGGCGTTTGATATCTGCCCGACGGCCATGCTGTTCCAGATATGAAACAATCATGTCTCTAGCATCTTTTTTATTGTAAAAGTAATTGTACCATGTGAATGCAGCCGACATCAATCCGGTTCGCAATTCTGGGCGTGGCTGCACTTCCCAGGTGGGTTCCTGCCCCATAAATTTGGTGTCAGGGCTACGGGGATTCAGTGCTTTAACGCGAGTGTGTGCAATCATTGTGTCAGCTCCTTTGTTCAATTAGTGTAATTATAGCAGTTTTGATAATTATTGTCAACCAAAAGAAAACCCGCCAAAATGACGGGTTTTGACTGTTAGTTACTGTAAGTATACGGGTTTGCCTCTCCCCGTATATCCCATATGGGGATACTGTATTTTTCTGCTATTTGCACACACATATCTCTTGTGCCCAAATGTTTCCATGGGGAAAAAGCAGTTAGTTTAGGAGGATTAACTGCAAAATATGCCCGCATTATCTCGCGCACATTGGCCACTGCCTGTTTATATTCTGCTGTTTTGCGTGACTCAATGGCAGGCCTGTTTTTATCTACATACTGCAACAATGCGGTAAATTGCTTTTGTGTTTGCGGGGCAAATGCTAACATAGTGGCTCCTTTGTTGTTTAAGTGTTAATTATAGCACTTCATGTATTTTTGGTCAAGTCAGTACAAAGCAACACTAAAGTAGCATCTGCTTCGTTGCGGAATGTGATCCAGTACGGACGGTACCCGGCAACCCGACCGTGTCCAAAGTAACTGTACCATGAATCATGCCGCTGCCAGCCGCCAACGCCCAATTTATTGCGAGTTGTTTTTTCGTATGGCACAGATTCAGTGTATGAGGGAAATCTTAGAGCAATGGTGTGCCCGTGTTCTTTGAATTGGCGAAATCTGCGGTTCAGTTTGACTACTTTCATACAGCCATTGTAGCACTTCTGGATTTATTGGTCAAGTGGTGCGATAAATAACTATATGCCGAGACTCTCACTGTATCGCCCAAATAAAACATCCGACTATAAGTTTCTGGACAGAACTATATCAGAAATGTACACTGTTGGCGGATTAGATATCTATATCCACAAATACATCGGCCCATCCACTGGTGATCCTGGCGATGCAGATGCTACATTACCAGTGTACGACACACAAAATCCCTTGTTCATTGAAGATTTACTGCTGTTGGAAAACAGAGACCGCACCTACGATCCGGATGTGTATGTGCAGCGTGGCGTTTATCGTGTGGCTGACATTGATTTTGATCTGACTCAATTTGGCCTGTTTCTGAACAACGACACACTGTTTATCACATTTCATTACAATGACATGATTGACACCATTGGACGCAAACTCATGAGCGGCGATGTGATCGAAGTGCCGAACTTGAAAGATTACCATCCGCTGGATACCAGCATTGTCAAAGCACTGCCCAAATGGTATGTGATACAGGACGCTTCGTATGCCAGCGAAGGATTTAGCCAAACTTGGTTGCCGCACCTGTGGCGTGTCAAGGCCACACCCATGGTCAATGCTCAAGAATACAACAGCATTACCAAACAGGCGTTTGAGCCCAACAACATCTGGGATCCGGGCAATTTGTATCCTGCTGGCACTGTGGTCAACAATGGCGATAAATTTTACACTGCCATCAGAGAAGTTCCTCCAGGCACTGACATTACCAACACCACATACTGGACCGAAAAAACTCCAGATACCATTGGAGGTAAAACTTCTACCCGCACAAAAGATCTAGAGATCAACGATGCTATCCTGACACAGGCCGCTGTGGAAGTGCCCCTGACTGGCTATGATACTGTTAAGTTTTATATTCTTCCTACCACAGAAGATGGGCAACCGGCTGCGTCTGGACTCACTGCGGATCAAACACCGCCCACTGTGGACGGTACACAGGGCGGCGAAGGTACTACACCACGCAGCGACGGCTACACAGTTGGGTACCTGACCGGTGACGGTGTTGCTCCCAACGGGTTGCCAATCACTGCTGGTGTTGGATTTCCATCTGGTGCGGCTGCTGGTGATTACACCTTGCGTTTGGATTACTTTCCCAATCGACTGTTCCGTTACGATGGTGTGGCCTGGGTCAAGATCGAAGACAGTGTTCGTACTGCACCGGTGTTTGAACCCACAACTGGCTACAATGAAACCACATACAAAAATTCTTCATTGCGAGCAGGATTTGTCAACAACAGAGAAACTGTGCAGACCAATGATCGTGGTGCTATCCCAAGTCGTCAGAGTCTAAGTGACATACTCAAACCCAACGCAGACAACGGCGGTTAATAATGGCAACTACACCTTCCAACACCAATCCATATTTTTTCTACGATGAACAAATTCGTCGTTTCCTGCTGCAATTCACACGAATCTTTTCAAACTTTCAAGTCGAATACGGACGCAACGAGGAAGGAACAGCACACACCCTAGTGCGGGTGCCAATTCGCTACGGCGACTCCAGTCGACAAGTACAAACTGTGATGCAGAACAACTCTGCAAACTTTATGACATCTGTTCCCATGATGAGTTTTTATGTGTCAGGATTTGATTACGATCGTCCCAGAATGCAAGAACCGTATTTTGTAAACAACATTGCAGTGCGTCAACGCACCTACGACGACAACACTCAAACCTACGAAACAACACAGGGCAATGCATTCACAATTGAACGCTTGATGCCAGTGCCATACAAACTCACTCTCAAGTTGGATATATGGACATCCAACACCAATCAAAAAATGCAACTGCTGGAGCAGATTGCTGTGCTGTTTAATCCAGCGCTGGAAATACAAAGCACCGACAACTACATTGACTGGACCAGTTTGAGCATAGTACAGCTGGAGTCAACACAATGGAGTAGCCGATCAATTCCCACTGGCACTGATGATGCCATTGACATTGCCACAATGACATTTTCATTGCCAATCTGGATCAGTAGTCCTGCCAAAGTTAAGAAGTTGGGTGTTGTTGAACGAATCATTTCCAACATACATGATGCCAATGGTGATGCTGCCAACGCGGTCGTAGACAATGATTTATTGCTGGGCACACGACTGGTGATTACACCGTGGGAATATCAAACTTTGCTGATTGGCAATAAATTACAAGCGTTACGCCCCAGTGCTGTGGTAGATCAACCCAACTCCAGTTTGACACCGCCGGACTCACCGGCCAGCAACCTGTTGTGGACCGCATTGATTGGTGCGTACGGCGTGTTACGACCGGGCATTAGTCAAGTATTTTTAGAACAAGCAGACGGCACAGAAGTTGCTGGCACAGTGGCCTATGACCCCAGCGACGATCGCTTTATGCTGTTTACCATTGATGAAGACACCAAACCACAAAATACTCTATCTCCGGTGCGTTCAGTAATTGATCCGTTGCGCAGTGGACCTGGTGTTGGATTGCCGGCTGCGGTGGCAGGTCAGAGATACTTGCTGACCGAAAACACTGGCAGCGACAACGGTAATGCAGCAGCATGGACTGGCACATCAGGACAGCCATTGACGGCCAAGACAAATGACATCATTGAATACATTGATGGGCGTTGGCAAGTGGTGTTTGATAACACATCAAGCCCGGACAATGCGCAATATGTCACCAATATCACCACTGCAATACAGTACAAATGGACTGGTGCAACTTGGGTCAAGAGTTACCAAGGCTTGTATCCTGGCGGTCAATGGAGAATAGTGCTTTGAACGCAGTGGGAGTTTGGTTTTACAGCATCAGCACACAGCGATATCTATATCTCATGCGCAATGACGCTCGGCATCCAGATTCATGGGGTCTGCCTGGTGGCAAAATTGAAGAACACGAAACACTTATGCAGGCAATGATTCGCGAGTGTGAAGAAGAATTGGGTTCAATGCCGGATTATATAAAGCTGGTTCCCATTGAAAAATTTACCAGTGCCGACGGTGGATTTTCTTATCACACATTCTTTTGCAGTGTTGCAGAAGAATTTGCGCCAACTCTCAACGACGAACATATTGGATGGGCTTGGATTGCCAGTGGCACATGGCCTAGACCCATGCACCCAGGACTGTGGTCAACTGTGAATTTTGACGCTGTGCGTAACAAAATGGCCACAGTGGAACATGGCGTTCAAACGTCGCAGTGAGTGACGAACTCACGATAATTTATACACTCAACATTGGCATTTTTTCGCCATTCTCGTGGCATAACAGTTTCTTCGCCAGCTAATATAAATTTAACCGACGGAAATGCAGCAATCACTGAATTCACATGTGACATCCATTCACTGGTGGTGCCCGGTGTCAAGTTGTTGTAGCCTAACATGAATATTTCTTTATGTCCGTCAAATGCTGCCAGCCATAGTATCAATGCTTCCATTGCCATGAGAGTGTTGTATGGTATCAAATAGAACTCACCGGGATTGACCAAACAATTTCGTGTGGTGGTGTACACAATGTTGTCAGTGGAATATCCACGATCTAATATGTCTTTGAGAATCAGTTTGTTAATTTCAACAGCAAAATCCAATCGCATTTCTTTTGTGATAGAACCGGTTCCGTATGTTTGTAGTTTTTTTGAGCCCAGCAAGCCGCCCCGATGTCGTTCTAATTTTTTGTAATCAAATTTTTCTTTGTCAATGCCGCTGGCAATACACGCAGCTCGGCCGCTGATGTGTTGGTTAGCAATTGGATTGGCAATCCATTCTCTGGTTTGTGTTTTTTTGCCGCCGGACCATCGGCTTTCGGTAATTACAAATTCGCCTTCGTAATCACTACGATAATGAGCCGTGATCATAATCGTCCAACGGCCACTTCAATAGTTTTTACATCAACGGAATCAATTGTTTCCATTGCCTTGCCAACCACACAGCCTGGTTTAAATTTTAAATTATCAATGGCCATAGCTGTTCCAGGAACTGTGCCGGTGACCAATACAGATCCTTTTTTCACAGGCCCCTGCACTCGACACGGCACACGACCGATCAAAGCAACAGCCACAGCATAAACGCCTTGCAAATGTGAATTCATCAAATAAGCAGGATCTGTGCTGACAATACCAGCAACGGCTGTGCTGTGGTCCACAGTAGATACTGTGACTTCGCTGTTGCCGCCAAATTCAATCACGGTGCCCGGGGCATATGCAGCATCAGCTAGATAATTTTCTGCCAAGTCAGCGTATTGTGCCGATGTGGCCTTGGCAAACACAGTGTTGAAACTTGAAGTGGCACTGCCAATATTAGCAGTGGCATTGGCAGTTGGCATAATGTTGCTGCCAAAATTAACATTACCGGTACCATTGGGTGTCAACACAATATTAGCGTTGCCAGCAGTGGTCTGGATATCTAATTGAGCATAGTCTTGAATTGCACCACCTATGAGTAAATTACCAGTGGTGATATTACCTGTAACACTTAGC